GTCGCGAATAACCCACGTTGAAAGCTGTAGAAGAACCTATCATTTGGCGTTCCTCAGTGCTTTAGTAAATTCTTCAGCAAAGTTCTTATCAAACCTAGCCTTGCTATACTTCTCAGCTATCTTGTAAAAGGGAAACATAGCTTGATAAGTTACACTGTTTTTAAATGCTACCATTAGCTTTACTGACCTATCCTTCTGTCTTTCCCAAACACCATCAATGCTTTTTATGTTTCCTATGAATTGATTTTGTTTCTTAATCAGACCACTCTTTCTTCCAGCGATGTTACCAAATTTATTTAACTTAGCATTTGGAATGTAAGGTACACCAACCTTAGATGATTCGCCTGACCTGACTCCACCATGAACTAGATACTGCATAAACTTGTTTGCCCATTCAGTAAAACCTAATGTACCAGTAAGATTAGTTTTTCTTGCACCAATTCTATAAAAGGCTTTAGTTGTTCTAGCCATTGGTCTATCAAGTTTCTGTATCATTTGCTTTTGCATTTCTCTGTCTAAACCTTTCATGCGATTACCCTTACCAATACCTAAAGTCTTATTGATAGCCATAGCAGTTGCAAATGGCACTTGTTTCTTCTGCACATTAGTTGTCCACTTGGTTACATCTTTTATATTATCTTTTACAGATAGCTTCATCCCTTTCTCCAATGCGATTGAGTCTTGAACCTTAACCCTAACTCTTTAGCTTTTCTTCTTACAGTAGATGGGTGCACATCATAAGTCATAGCTATATCATGGCTAGACTTACCCTCTTTTATTTTCTTTTCTAATTTGTTTTTATCTATCTTCATAAGTTCTCGTAATGTTCTTTTAATTTATTAATATACCAAATACTCTTCTCCAAGTCCTGTATGTTGGCATCTTTGTATTTATGGCGATGCAAATATTTAATTGCATTACCCTCAAGATAAGCAGGAAAGTTGCTCCCCAATTGTTGTTTGATGTAGTCAATACATTCTATTCCACCATTGTTGTAATGTGGTGGATGGTTTACTGGGTCATTCATTTCTCTCTCCTTATTATTTCATTCTTACATTTTTGTATAACTTTCTTCTTAGCACTTGATGATTGGATGTAATCATTTATTTCCTGAAGTGTCATACTCTTCAAGTAGTAGTGTTCTGTTGTTGTCTTGCCAGTAGCTCTATCTCTTATCTTGGCACTTTGTTTTAGTTTAATTGGCATATCTGCTCCTCAGTTAGTGTATCTATTCTCATACAATAGTTCTTAAATATATCTATAGGTATCAGGTAAGCATCAATTATCTTTCCATCAATCATGTAGTTCTTACCTTCAGGTATATTGTTTTCTAATATACATATCTTTAAATCATTTGACTTAATCCAATACAACATAGACTTAGTTAAATATGCCCAATAGTCTGCTGTACTTGCATTAATACCTGATTCAATCTTATTACAGTAAGTTTCTATAAAAGCATTACCAGTTCTATCAGTATGCTTATCCCTTTTAACTTCTACAGTCTTTTCTATCTCAGGAATCATAATGTCATATTCTATAAAATAACCTTCCATCTTGTATGCCATAGGATGTTTCCTGTTGATAATACTTAGCACAAACTTTTCTCCAGCTTCTCCATAAGGTAAATCTTCTTGATGGAACTTACTCATTTCTTTTTCTTATCCTTCTTCTTCTTAAATATCTTATCCCAATTATCATCAATCTTTTTCTTATCTTCAGGTCTACGTTTTGACCCTTTACCACCATGCCAGTTAGACATAATCAACTCTCTGTATATTTACTGATTTATCTAATTTACTTAGTAGCTCTTTTGCTCTTATAAAATCATTAGGAATACATCTAAACAATTCTTCAATACTAAATATCATTATATCTTTCTCATCTTTGTGTATTTTCTCTAATACAGGTTTCTCAGAATCAGTATCACAAACCAATGCTGTTTTGTTATCAAAATTAAAACACTTAGCATTAGGTTGTATTTGTATATAACCACTTTCCTCACATTTAATATTTAATTGCTCATAAGCTCTTAACATCATTTCAACCATTTGTAGTTTCTTTTTTACAGGGTCAGAGAATAAAGAATCTTTTAACATTTGTTCTGCTCTACAAAACTTAATCTCAAACTGAACACCAACCATCTTAAATATTCGTTTTCGATTACCCCACTTAATATGAGTATCAACTTCATAAAGTCTTAATTCTTTTAACTTTTGTTCTAAAGTTTCTTCTAAATATGTTTTAACTGGTTTGGTCATAATACTCGAATCTCATAGTGGTTTGGGTTGGTTGTATTAGAAATACAAACCAAACCAACCAACTTTTTGTTGATTTTGCTAAAAAACCAAACCAAAACCAAACCAAAACCAAACCAAAACCAAACCATATTAAAATACCTCATTATCCCATTTTTTTGATTGATAACCCTGTTTTTCATCATAATGTATCAAGCTAAGGTCATACATATCTCTTAGTCTAGTTGTCATAGTAGGTTTTTTTACATCCATAATTGAAGCCAAAATAACACCTTTAACCCAAATATCTATAGGTCTATCAGGATTTTTTTCAAGCTGATATGCTTCTATGGCTGCGATAGTTTCTGCTCTTACTGGTGTTAAATTAGTAACTTTAGGTCTTTCATCAGTTAATGCTAGTACACCTGATGTAACACCATCATAACCAAGCAACATTAATTCTTTAAATTGAAAATATAAATCATCTATCGGCGTTCCATCTTTTACTAGGGTTTGTTTCAAGGCTACCATCATTGCCTTATCATCACTATTTTTATCTCTTTCAACCTTAAATTCATAATCTAAAGCTGCTGGTAATACAGAGCTTCCTCTAGCTCTACCATTAGAACCATGACCTGTATGATGCACAATAACCATAGATGCTTGGAACTCCTCTTTAAGCTCATCAATACGTTGGATAAACTTGTTCATGTCCTCAGTGCTGTTCTCGTTGAGTCCATAGTTTCTAGCCAAAGTGTCCACAATAATCATGCCTACATTCCCATGCTCTCTTTCTATATCTCTACAAACTTCTTGCAACATAGCAAATTCAGCATCATCACCTATTCTTGAACCCCTGTTAGATATCAACAATGGTGCTTTCTCTAAACTTCTACCATAAAACTGCTCATAGGATTTTATACGCCTTGCAACAGCAGTATGACCTTCTCCAGCTAAATAAAGCACTGTAGATGGTTTAGTATCAAATCCATAAAAATCTTTACCTGAAGCAATAGAACAAGCCATAGCAATAGCTATAAATGACTTACCACTCTTAGGAGCACCAAATATACTTGTAACTGTAGCTCTTTCTATACACCTATCTACCAACCAATCAGGCTCAGTCATTTTTTCCATAATCTCATTGACTGTTTGAAAATATAAAGCACCTTTTGGTCTAACTACCTCAAGATTAGTTATGTAATCTTCTAATTCTTTTGAATCTTTAAAATCACCTCTTTCATAAGCATCATATAAATCATCTTTTTCATTAAATGATTCAGGGGGTTGAGCTACCTTAACCCTGCATCCATTCTTCTTTAACATGCTTGCTATTTCATTAGCACATTTAATACCAGCTTCATCATTATCAGGAAATATCCAAACATTTCTGCCAAATATAGGACTCCAATCTGCCTTTTCCCAACTATTAACTCCACCATGCCAAGTGCATGAATCATAATCCCAAATGCTTTCACAACCCCTTAGAGCCTTCTCACCTTCATTAATGATAATAGGCTTATCAGGGTACTTATTAGTATGATAAATGGGTAGCAAGCCATCAGGTCGCTTCATAGACCAACTGGTGTCAGGATTAAGGGTAAATGGTGCGTATTTTTGCTTAATAAAATGTCCTTCAGAAAATCTTAAAACCATAAAGTTATCAGCATACTTGACCTTCACAATAGCTTGCTTGTAAAGGTCAATCATCTGCTCACGAGAGAATGACCTAGCATTACTTGTAGCTTTGCTTTTAGGGGGAGTAAAGCCACTTAATAAGGAGTCATTAGAATGTAATGCTAAGTCATAACCAAACTGTTTTAAAACTGTATTGACATCTTGATTCATGTGTTTAATTAAATCTATTAATCCACCACCCAAATCGTTTTCAAAATCCCACCAAGTTCCTGCATTAATATTAACTACTAGAGAACCATGAGTTCCATATCGCCACTCATGTGACTTCTTGGAACTAGGTTCACCTAGTAATTGTAAAGCAACTTCAGGTGCTATTCTTTGCCAATCAACTGATTGCATCAAAATGGTATATCGTCATCTGATAGTTCATTCTGATTAACCATCTCAGCTACTTTATCGCTAAGACCATCATTAGGACTCTTAAATGTGTCCTCTACTGGTGCTTCTTGTTCTAAATACCAACTAGGTATTACAAACTCAGCACTTCTAGGTGCAAATTTAGCAAAGCTAAATGTTAATTCAGAAGAATTACCCATGCCAACTTGAATAGGTTTAGAACCCTCAAATTTAACTACAGGCAAACTTGCAGAACTAGCATCCATTTGATTCCAAAATGTAGCTAACAAGCTATTAAATGCACTTGACTCAGCATAAGTGAATCTTTGCCATAAGTAAGCATGTTGTGCTCCTTGAGGAAACACCCAAGCACTAAATGCTCTTTTATAGTCATCTGCTGGTTTAGGTGCTACTACACCAAATTTATCATCCCAAGAATATTCAAAACCTTCAGCTTTTGTATATCTTCCCCATCCTGATTTGAATGTTGAAGGGTCAAGCTGTAGATATTGAAATTCTACTGGCGTTTCACCATT